CCCGCGTCATCTCCATTAATCATCATATGTGCACCCCGCAGGTCCAGGACTTGACCTGTGTCAATCTCAACCGCCCATCTGCATAGAGCGGCGTTTGCGAGACAAAGCACCGGGAAGGAAACGATCGAACCCATTAGCTGGCCGTGTTTCTGCGGCCGCAGGTTCCCATCGACATCTTCTATCAGGTGCCCGGTAAGTGCACGATGAAACAGCTCACGTTGTGAGTCACTCAGACCGGTTTCATCACAAACCGCATCCACCACAAAGGTAGACAACCAAGGCATGAAGTTGTTCGTGGCATCCGCATAATCTACGGACGTCCAGAGTGACTCATGTCTCAATTTGCTACCCAACTGTGTCCAGACATCCCTAGCATTCTGGGGACGTCCCGTAAAGCAGAAAGTTCCCGACGGGTGCTCATACAATGTGCGCCATAGGAACTTCTGTAACGGTTTCAGGACTGTCATTAGGACAGGTGGACCCGCCGTGATCACCCGGGTCTTGAGTGCCTCAGGAAGAGGTACTGCTTTCGTAGCTGGTACCTCGGCTGTTGCCTCCGACGCCAGCCTGTTATACAGGCGGCGGAACTGATCGTCCAAGCGAGACGTATCATACACATACAAAGGATCGACCCCCGCGCCTCTGTAGTCTGCTTCCATTCCTGGGTATTGGGCGCGCAGGTTAATTAGACTTTCGGAGAATGAGGACTCCTGACGTGCGATCATCTCTTTGAGAAATCCCACGGCTCCGCCCTTCTTCCGAGAGTTTATGTAGTTGGCTGAGGTAGACGGAAAGAAAAGTTTATAGTTGTCGGCTGGATCGAACTTCTTACCACTGAAGATCTCCTTAACAGTTCTGTAAATCTGTTCCTTCACGGTGTCAATAGACACTAACGTCGGAATACGATTATCAAACTGTCCTAGAGACTCGCAGTGTTCTGAAAGAACGCTCCAAGCCGCGACAGACTTCGAGAGCGGCTTTGCGCGCTCGAGAGTCAACTTTTCGATGGTCTCCTTTTTCGCCTTCTCCAACAACTGTTTGTCTGGCCTCGGCATTCCTTTC